AGAGCACCTAGCGAGCGACACGCTTGATAACGCAGACTACTTAGAAGAAGCAGAGCGCATTTTCCAAGGGGCTGTAGATAGCGTGGCGACCGGAACCAGTGACGCAGACGCAGGCGAGGCCCTGGGCGATGCCATTGACGCTATTATTGCAGGCGAGGCCGCGCCCATCTCAACGGGCCTTGCCGACCTAGACGAACAACTTGGCGGGCTATACCCGCAAAACTATTATTGCCTGGCTGGTCGCACGAGCATGGGTAAGACCGCATTAGGCCTATCGATTGCGCGCAATGTGGCAAGGCAAGGCAACGGCGTCTTAGTAATCTCGCTTGAAATGCCAAAGCGCAAATTGATGGTGCGTATGGCGTGCGATCATTTATGGCGTCCTGACCGCTCTATTTTTTATAAACGTATTTTAAGCGGTAACGTTAACGCGTCCGACATTGAGGCACTCAAGCGAGCCAAGACTGATTTTGATGATTGGCCGCTTGTTGTCGATGATGCGGCTAGGCGCAGCGTGCATAGCATTAAGGCTCTGGTACGCCGCACAGCGCGCAAAATGGCTGAACAGGGCGTAAGCCTGGATTTGGTGCTGATCGATTACCTGGGCCTTATACGCCACGACATGGGCCATCATGGCAACATGGTTCAAGCCTATGCCGACACGTCTGCTGCCCTGTCGCAAATCGCCAAAGAAAATAACCTGGCCATCATGGCCCTACACCAGGTCAATAGAGGTCCTGAAAACAGAGACGACAAGCGGCCTAAGCTGTCCGACCTGCGGCATTCAGGCGACATAGAACAGGACATAGACGCGGCACTATTCATCTACCGCGAGCACTACTACCTAAACCAAAAGGACCCGGCAGAGATCGACATGAACGACCTGCGGGCCAGCGAAAACCAAGCTGAAATTATCATTGCTAAAAACCGCGACGGCTCCACAGGGCGCGTCATGATTAGCTGCGATATGGGCGCAAACGCATTCAGAGACAAAGGCGTGATCACATGAAATGGCACAAACGAGAACACCAATTTATGCTGACAGTCATGCGCGATTTAACCATGAAAGAGGCACGCGTCCTCACATGTGCGCTTGATCTAATGGCCGAGTTTGACCATGCGGCTGCTGACCCAGCCTTGCTCGCTGGCTACATAAAAGACATGGGCAAGGCGTCTATTAGAAACGCACTAGACAGCCTTTTGGAGCGGGGATTGCTGCATGTGAAAGATGGATATTTCACCACAAAAGATCAATCTGAAAGTCATGCAGAAAAGCAAAAACGAAATGAAAACGGAGAGAAACTGAATGAAAACCAGACCAGTTTTACTCAAGTTTCTGATCGTTTTGATACCCAAAAACGTTTAAAAACAATGGCTTGCGACCCCCCTAGAATAGATAAGAATAGAGTAGATAAGAATAAAAAAATACCAAAAAAGAAAACACCGATACCAGACGGTTTCCCCGACGCTGAGGCCATGGCCCTTGCTGAGCAAATTGTGGCCAATCCGAAACAGATTGCCAGAGAGTTTCGCAACAAGAGCGAGGCAAACGGGTATCGCTACGTCAACTGGCAAGCCGCTTGGCGGAATTGGTGCCAAAATGCCGTTGAGAAATACGGCGCACCACCAGCCAAGGCAACTGACACCAGCCTGAACGCCTGGGCTGTGCGTGTTTACCGGTGGCGCAAGGGCCAAGAACCCTGGCAGGACGCATGGGGGCCAGAACCCGGCCAGCCTGATTGCCAAGTACCCTTGGAAGCATTGGAGCTAGCAGCATGACTGGATTACGCCAAGGGCATAAAAAAAATATATATGGCACCCCTAGCGGCATCCAGAGCGGCAGAGCGGTGAGCGAAGACACCTACCTCACCGGCGTAACGCCGCTCGGCCAAAAGCATGACCACGGCAAGCCGCGCCTATCGCTGCTGCCCTATGCCGCCCTAGAGGCCGCTGCACACGTCATGGCGCACGGCGCGGACAAGTACGGTGAACGCAATTACCGGCAGGGCATGGACGCTCAGCGGTATGTGGACGCAGCGTTGAGGCACTTACACCAGCACACATGGCAAGGGCCAAAAGACGAAAGCGGCCTGCCTCACCTGGCGCACGCATTGGCCAGCCTGATGATAGCGATTGACCTGGACGCCAACGGGGAGAACATCTGATGAGTGCTCCCCATGTATCTTCCACGTGTGATAGGCAGGCTAAGACAGCCGCAGAGAAGCTGTTGCAAGAGCTTGATTGGTTGGATGGCTCTTCTGTGGGAAAAGACCTACCATGGGAGCAAGATCGCAAGAAGCGCCTGGTCTTGAATTTTCTTAAAAACCGACACAATGCAGTTTTTGAGGCCGGCAGAAGGGCTGGGCTAAGAGAAGCGGCTGAAAGTCCTTGCTATATGTACGGCGAACTCACGGACGCCAACGCATGACCCAGAAAACCCGCCATTGGATTGTTTGGGATGACGGGCGTCAACCGACCGTTGATCAATTTGCGCATGTCGTGAAATCTTTAGAGACGCTTAATCTAACAACATCGAGCGATCTGCTGTTTCACACTGTGGAGATGGAGTGCACGCCGGGATTTGATGTTCTTGTCTACAGCGAGCCATCAAGTGATTTATTGTGTGCCTGCTTTGTCAGCGATGAAGACATGGTGGAGGTGCCGTTATGAGCTATTGCCGTTGGTCATCCATGAGAAACCAGTGCGATCTATACGTCTATGACGATGTATCAGGCTGCCTAACAATACACGTTGCAAGCAGGCGCATGGAGCCAATCTCAAAGACCATACAAGACCCTTTGGAGTGGCTTGTGGAGCGCGGCGAAGAGAAGGTGAATGCAGAAGACTGGCACCACATATACGGGCAGTGGAACGACGCTATGGAGAAAGCCGAATGGATCGACCGCACAGGCGATTATGCGGGCGAAACGTTCCACATAACCGACAAAGACGATCTACACGATCTGCTAGTCGGTATGCGGGCTGATGGCCTGATCTTTCCAGAAGACCTGGAGGCGTGGATTTTAGAGGATTGGGCATACTCATGAGCAAGCGCGACCAACACAAGAAACGCCAAGCCAAAGCCCGGCAAAAGCAGATTGAGGCAGACGAACGCGCCAAAGAGCGGGCGGTATTAGAGAAAGAAATAGACGGCCTACGTGTGGTTCACCGTGATGAGCGAGACGAACCATTGCAAGAAATCACGCTCCAGAGGCTCCTAGAGCAGCCACGGGTACAAGCACTGCCCTGGATACGCTGGAGGCTCCACAGGGCTAAATCTGGCAAACTGGTAGGGTTTCTAAGCCATGGACAGGCGGAAGCGCTGTTTAAGATCGCGATGACATTGGAAATCGACACCAAACCGGACATCAAGCCCAGCAGTTTTGAGCTACGCTCGCCAGGGATAAACACCGTGCCAATTGGCCGCGTCGTGCAGATTATCTCTATGCGGTCGCACTATCACGACTGGGTGGCCAGGTGCGAGCGTGAGGGTGCGCTGTGGCGATTGGTGGAGGCGGGGATTGCGACAGGGGATAAGAAGAAAGCCAGCCGCCTCTACAAAATAGACCACGAGCGGTTTAACGCTGAGATGATCAAAGCGCTCGATCTATACGGTGATGACGCGCCGGTTTATGTGACAAAGGAAGATATTTTGGAAAATATCGCATAAAGGTGTTGACAAGCATGGAACACTGTTCCTATATTAGTTTCATCAACAGGGCAATGTTGCCCGCCAAAACGAGGAGATGTTGGGATGGAAAAGTTTAACGCACATGACAAATCGACTGCGTTTCTAAAGCAGTTAGTAAAAGATTGGGACAGCATGGACAGGTCAGAGCTTGCGTTAGACGAGGCGCTCGTTTTTGGCTCGCTGATAAAAAGAGCTAGGCGCGAATTAGAGCACCGTTTTGAGTGGGTTTAATAGAGATGACCCCCGCTGAATTTGACGAAATCAAAGCCCGTTTGTCACTGACAGACGGGCAGCTTGCTAAATGGCTGGGCCTATCTGACCCACGCGCCATTCGCTATTATCGATCTGGCGAGCGACCAATCAGCGGGCCAATTGCTAGATTAATGCGCGCTTTTGATGAAGGGTTTGTGCCGCCTGAATTTAGGGATTGACACCGCCGACGCCGTAACGTACAACTCTGCTAACGCAAGGAATTGCGCCTAGAACCCGCCACGCAGCGGGTTTTCTTTTGAGAATTCCAGATAATAGTACCCCTCACGCCTCCTAACAGTGCGCACCCCGAGGGGTCTCTTTTTAATCAAATTGAGTTTGCTGCTCGTTTTGATTTGCCCCGGTGCTGTGAACACCGGGGGTTTTTATGCGCCAAATGCGCGCGATCTTCACCAGTTGGGCTTTAGCCCTGGCTGCGGCAAACCTCCCCTTTGCGCGGCCTAAAATTCCTATGAGGTCGGTTTATGACGCTATTGGATGATTTCCGTGCTTTGTCTGATGCGGATAAGACGGTTTTTGCGTCTGAGATTGCGCCTTTCATCGTCGGCCAGGCTGCCAAAGACCTTTTCAGCCGGATGGTTGCCACTCTCAGCAGCAAAGAGCGTCGGGAAATTTTTGCTGAAACGCCAGACGCAATGCGCAAGCAGAAGGCGCGCGCTGTGGGGATTGAGGCAGCGGCTGACGTGATGAAAGCAGCCCTGCGGGACAAAAATGTTATAGGCACTGACATAACGTCTCAAATCCAGGTCTTGGAGCGCGCAATCACAGACCAGCAGCGCGAGATCACGCGAGAGGTGTATCTGTCGTTTACCGACGTGCAGCGTCAAGAAATGCTCACAGACGCAAACGAAATGATTGTCGGCGCTAAGACCCTGAAAGCAGGCTTTGAGCAGCTTGCTGCTGGATATACAGCCGCTGGCATTCAACCTGGCACCAGCAACGATCTAGAACAAGCCGTGCGTAAAGTGGCGGGCCATGCAACACGCCTTGGGCAGGCCATTACGGCGGCTGAAGAAATGGTTTTGACTTATGAGGCCTACTAAACATGGCCGTCATCCAAGCGCATGATTTCAGCACTGGCGCGGATAGCAATTTAACGATTGCGGCCAATGCGGCCAAGACGGTCTATGACAGCAGCGGAGACCCTGCCTTAGCGGGGTCAGCGCACATCACGCACGATGTGATCACGGGCGCTAACCCTAGGCTACTATTAGGACCGGCTGCGGAGCAAGTGTGCGAATATCCGGTGTCTTTTGGCAACTGGCAGTCTGGCGGCGCGACGCTGACCGATCTTGGCCAGGACGGCATCTTCCGTAAAGGGCGGATGCAGTCAGGCGGCCAAAGTTGGCACACTGTGCGCGATTGGAACGGCACGAATGACCTAGTGCTCGCTGTTAATGATGTGTTTACCATCACTTGGTGGTTTGATGAGACAACGCGCACGATGTCGCCACGCCTAAGGTTGCAGGGCGGCAACGGATTTTTCAATTTAAATAGTGTTATGGGTAGCGGTGGCGTAGGCCGGTCCATTAGTAGCAATTACACCTTTATTAGCGAGGAATTTGAAGAAGTGCGCCCCGACATGTGGCGCAAAAGCATCGCGGTCCGCGCTAACGTCGCTATGACGGTCGAAGGGCTTACCCTTGAGACCCGCACAACGGACACTGCGCTGATCGCAGACCTTTACGGCGCGCAGATTACGAATTTGGGCTATTTTGACGGCGCAATTGCGGGTTATTCGCGCGCAGTTGATAGCGTTACCGCGCTCACGCTATGAGCATTTCGCAAGGCGCGCTGATTGTTCGGTTTGAGGCGAGCGGCCCAGACCAAGAGATTTACGCGTTTTACAATAACGCAAACCCCACCATTCGCGTGGCGGTGGAGTATAACAACACAGCCAACCAAATCCAGGTCTTGGCGCACAATGGAACGACAGAGCTTGCAAGGCTCAACTTTAACACGCTGACAGGCCCGCGCAATCTGGCAGTTGGTTTTGACGGCACAGGGATTGCGGCCAGCTACAACAATGCGGCGGCACAGACGGCCAGTTTCAGCACCACATGGGCGCTAGACAGGTTTGATTTTGACCAGGGCAGCGGGACGTTAGAGACCTACGCCTATACGCTCCGCGATGACCGGCCAGCGGATGCGGTTTTACCGACGCTTACGGCAGGCGAGACAGGCGCAGCAGGGCATAGCAACTATTTCGCTGTGACTGTGGATCGCACGCAGGTGACGGGTAGCCATAGCGATTTTGTTGTAGAAATTGATGAAACGGCCCTAAGCGCCAGCCAGAAAACGGCGCTCTTTACCACAGCAAAAACAGACGGCAGTGATATTCGGCCAGCAGCAGACAGCACGGGCGCGCAGCTCTATCCATTTGAAAAGCTGGCGTATAACAATTCTACGCAAACCTTTAGGATGAAGATTAAGCTACCGAGTGCGACAGACGCGGTGGACGCTGCTTTTGTTCTCTTGGTTGGGGACGCGACTTTAACAACCCCATCCGCCTCAAGCGGCATTGGCACGCAGGCACTCTGGCAAGACGCAAACAGGTTTTTACCTTTGCTCTCTAGCCTGACAGATAGCTCTGGCAACATGGCGGACCAAGGAACGCAGAGTGCGACCTATGGTGCGAATGGCTTGATAGGCGATGGTGCAACGGAATACACGCTAGACACGTTTCCAGTGCAGAGCGCAGGCACAGTGTCCATGTGGATCACACCGGACACAGTGACGGGCAATCAAGACTATTTCCACTCGCCCGCATCAAACCGGGCTATTTTGGGAAATAGAGGCGCGGATAGCTTCTGGCGCAAAGGGAACAACTCAGGCCGCAACGTCGGCACTGTCACGGCTGGCACGCCTGTTCGCATGACCAAAAGCTGGGACGCATCTAACACGAAATACATGCGCAACGGCGTTGTAGAGCGTACTGTTGGCGCAACTGATCCGGCCTTTGGCTCTGGTCCAGTTGTGCTCATGGGTGATGGCTCTGGCACGGCCTATGCAGACGGTGCATTGCGCGACGTTGTGGTGTGGAAAACACAGCGGTCGGATGACTGGATCGCAACGGAACACAGCAACCAATCGAATGTAGCTGCGTTCTTTAGCGTTGCGGATATGGCGGCCATTGGGGGTGGTGGGACCACCTATAACGAAACCGTATCAGATGCAGCGGCAGCCGCAGACACTACGGTCAACACAGCCACACTGGTTAACGTCCTATCTGATCTACTGACGCTGCAGGATAGCGCAGTCGGCTCTTTGGGCGCGCAAACGTTCAACGAGACAATAGCGGACATTATCAGCGCTTCTGATGGCGCTACAGCAGGCGCTCAAATGTTCCTGGCTGCCACGGACAGCGTGAACGTTGGTGATAGCGTTGTTCAAGCCGTCGTTTGGGGCGCATCAGCGCAAGACGTCGCAACAACAGCGGACCAACTTAGCAGCATAGCTCAGATGGCAAGCAGCGTGACGGACGCAACAACGCCGGGGGATCAAGCGGCATCAGCGGGCGGCGTAAGCAATTTATGGGTTGTGCAAAGCCCAGCCACATCAACGTGGACAATCATAACAAATGAGTGACTTATGAAAGCAATTTCAAAAGACTGGCAAAGCGACGTTGAGACAGCACCTTCAATGGTGATGACCTTTGAATGCTTAGATAGGGATGGAAACGTTAAATGGCGCGAAGACTGCGCCAATCTCGTTACCACTCAAGGCCGCAATGACCTTCTAGACAAGTATTTAAAAGGCTCAAGCTACACAGCAGCGTGGTTCTTAGGCTTGAAAGGTGCTGGATCTGTGGCTGCAGCTGACACACTAGCCTCGCAAGCTGGTTGGTCGGAGGTCACGCCTTACTCAGGCAACCGTCCCGGCATCACATGGGGCACCACATCCAATGGTTCTAACACTGCCAGCGCAGTCTCATACACGATCAACGCAAGTGCAACGGTCGCAGGGGCGTTTAGCGCAACAGTAGCAAGCGGCACATCTGGTGTTCTTTACAACGCCGTTGACTTCTCTGCCAGTCGCAGTGTGGTCAATGGAGACACGCTGAATGTGACCCTTACGCTATCATTTAGCTAATGAACTTATACAAGCGCAGACAATGGCACCGCTTACGAACCTGGCAACTTAACAGACACCCATATTGCCAGTGCCCTTATCATGCAGGTCAGGGAGTCAAGGCCGATGTGGTTGACCACATAAAGCCACACAAAGGCGACAGAGAGCTCTTCTTTGATAAGAGGAACCTGCAAAGCCTAACGAAACGCTGCCACGATAAATACAAGCAAAGCCAGGATAGGGGCGGCAAAGGGTTTAACCAAGGCTCCACAGAAACAGGCGAACCTATTGGCGGTTGGATGGCGTAAGCGACCAGTCCGGAAACGGGCGGGGGAGGGGGGGTAGGTTAATCGATTTTTTTGATTGGGGATCAGTGGGGTTCTTGATCTTAGCTAAAACGCGACAAAAAAGGTTGTAATTGCAACTAGTTTCGCAATACCAGCGAGGTTATTATGGCGCAAAGAGGCCAGAAATCAGCGCAGGCGTTAGCAGCGCTAGCGCAGAACGTTATTGAAGTACCGAGATACGAGCCGCCGGTTGATATGCCGGATGAGCAGCAAGCCATTTGGACGAGAATTATCAATAGGCAGCCTGCAGAGTGGTTCACAGACGCAAACATTGATTTGCTAGAAAACTACATCCGCCATTTGGCGGGCGCTACCCGCATAAATATTCTTATCAGCAAGACCGAGCGTAAAAAGAGTTTTGATGTTGATGAGTACGACAAGCTTTTGAAGATGCGAGAGCGCGAAACACGGGCCGCATCTTCCTTAGCAACGCGCATGCGCTTAACGCAGCAAGCGCAATACTCTGACCGCAAAACACAGCCTGCCAGCAAAACCATAGAGGCCCCTTGGAACAGTTAAGCCGCGCTGAACGAAATATAGCGTGGCTTGAAAAGCATTGTTATGTGCCAGAAGGGCGCGACGTAGGGAAGCCGCTAAAACTCCGCGAGTGGCAGAAAAAAGAACTCCGCCGGATATACGGTAACGTAAACCGCAAAACGCGGCGCGTTATTCTGTCATTTGGGCGAAAAAACGGAAAAACAACGTTTGCGGCGATTTTGATGTTGCTGCATGTCGTTGGACCGGAAGCCGTTCAGAACTCGCAAATCTGCAGCGCAGCACAGTCTAGGGACCAGGCGGCGCTCTTATTCAGGCTTGCCGCCAAGATTGTTCGCATGTCACCCACTTTGCGCGATTTTGTTGGAATAAGAGACACAGCAAAAGAGATTTACTGCGCTGAGCTTGGCACTCTTTATAAAGCTTTGAGTGCGGACGCATCAACGAATTTTGGCCTATCGCCGATCATGATTGTTCACGATGAGCTTGGCCAGGTGCAGGGGCCGCGCTCTGACATGTACGAAGCCTTAGAGACGGCGTGCGGCGCGCATGAGAACCCTTTGTCTGTGATTATATCGACACAGGCACCCACGGACGCCGACTTACTTTCTGTTTTGATTGATGATGCGTTAGAGGGGCATGATCCGGAAACGGTTGTGTCCTTGTATACCGCGCCTAAAAAGGCCGATCCATTTTCGCAGAACTCTATCCGTCTTGCCAATCCGGCTTACGGGGATTTTCTCAATGAGGATGAGGTAAAAAGGCAGGCGCGCGACGCCAAGAGGATGCCCTCACGCGAAGCGGCCTACCGCAACCTAATTTTAAACCAGCGCGTGGAAGTCACAAACCCGTTTGTTAGCGAGGTTGTTTGGAAGGAAAACGCGGGCGACCCTGGAGGGCTAGAAGAGACGTATGCAGGCTTGGACCTGGCAGAAGTGGGAGACTTAGCTGCTTTTGTGATGGTTTCGGCTCACCGAAAAAACGTCAACGTCAAACCTGTTTTCTGGTTGCCTGAACATGAGATTGAACAGCGGGCAGCAGATGATCGCGTGCCTTACGATGTTTACGCGCGGGACGGGCATTTAGAGCTAACACCCGGTGCAGCCATTAGTTTTGAGTATGTTGGACGGCGTATAGCTGAGCTCATTGAGGCCCATAATATCCGCAAGGTGGCTTACGATCCTTACAGGATGCGCCAGCTGGTGCCTTGGATGATTAAAGCCGGGCTAAGCCAAAGCTTTATTGATGAGCACTTTGTAGCGTTTCGGCAGGGGTCTGTTTCGATGGGGCCAGCGCTAAACGTTCTAGAGGCAATGCTTTTGAACAAGCAAATCAGACACGGGATGCACCCCGTTCTGACCATGTGCGCATCAAACGCGGTTGTGAAGGCTGACGATAAGGGCAACCGCCAATTGGATAAGAAGAAATCCAGGGGACGCATCGACGGCATGGTTGCGCTTGCAATGGCAGCCGCAGAGCTAAACGAGCGCATGAACAACGCGCGGGTTTACCCCGTTGAACTAGAAAGCATTTTGGAGACGATTACATGAAAATTCGCAAATTAAAAGACGCTGGCTATGCTGTTGTCCGCACCCGTGACGGCGTGAAAATCGCTGGTGAGTATGAGACACGCGCAGAAGCCTTTGAGGCCATGGAAGGCATAACAGCAAAAGCTGTTGACGCTGTTCGAGGCGGCAAGTTTGCGCTTGTAGATGAAGACAAAGGCACGGTCTTAGAGGTTTTCACACGCCAGGTGGACGCCATTAAGGCTCGTGATGAGGGGGTTTTCTGCAAGCCCTTAGAAAAGCCACGCAAGGCTGCGACCCCTGCTGCAAAGTAGCTGGCCGCGCATTGCGGGCCTGTATCAGCCAGAAGACGGACAGATAGCCGTCGCTTGGCTGGCACACGATAAGGACCGCGATGTGATCCATTTATATGACGCTTGCGTGTTTAAGCGTGAGGTTTTGGCTGTGGTCGCGGAAGGCGTTAACGCGCGCGGACGTGGCGTCCCTGTCGCTTGGTCAAAGCGTGACGAAGCGCTTTCTGACAGCCTTTTAGAGCGTGGCTGCAACATGCAGCACAGGCCAGTCTCAGACACAGACGGCAGCGCCGAAATGATGACCCGTGACTTGTGGGAACGCATGAGAACGGGCCGCTTTAAGGTTGATAAGCGCCTGCAAGAGTGGATTGGCGAATTTAAAACATTCACGCGCGAGGGGGACAAGATACCCCGTGACACGCACCCACTCATGGCTGCCACGCGCTTTGCTTTGCAAGACTTGGATTATGCGACGGCAACAAGTCGAGCGCATCGCAAACCGCTTAAGATGCAGGTGGCGACAGTATGAAAAAAACAGACGAGCAGATTGTCTCGCTAGTCAATGATGAATTCACCAACTCAATAGGCGGTGAACACAGCACTATTGCCAGTGAACGCGCGAAAGCGTGGAAGTATTACAACGGCGAACCGCTGGGCAACGAGCCAGAAGACACAAACCAGAGCCGCGTTGTTATGTCGGATGTGTCAGACATGGTCGACAGCATCATGCCGTCATTGCTTAGGCTGTTCACGAGCGCTGAAAATCTAGTCTCGTTTGACCCTGTCAGCGCTGATGATATCGCCAAAGCAGAGCAAGAGAGCGATTACGTAAACTACCTATTTTTTAAGAAAAACCCGGCGTTTTTGTTTTTGTACACTTGGTTTATGGATGCTCTTATTCAAAAGAACGGCATTGCAAAAGCATGGTTCGATGAGGCTGAACGGGTTACGCAAGAGACCTATAAAAACCTTCCTGA